ATCTTTAATAAATCATTAGATGTAGATACATTTGGTGGTGTTAAAGAAGAAGACATCTTAACTGTAGATGCTAGATTCACTTATGCTGAATCTGTAGATGATATCTATTATGATATCCCTTATCCATATGAGGGTTATAATGGTTTCTTCTTCGTATCCTATAGAGGCTTGTATGTAAACCCATCTCGATACACTATTGAAGATGGTGGTCGTACTATTAGATTCCGTAATAATGACTTACATCTAGACCCTAATACTGCTATGGTATTTGTATTCGTATACCCTACAAACAAGTATACTCTAGATGCTAGTGCTGTACGTGTAACTGCTAATATTGAAAATCAAACTAAGTTTACTGTACCAGTACCTTATGGTGATTACTTTAAAGATGGTAATGAGTTCTTCGTTATTCGTAATGGTATCTTCTTAGATACTGATGATTATATCGTAGACCCTGATACTAATACTATGACATTAACTTCACCGTATGGTTTAGATATTGGACAAGAATTGGTATTCAACTTTATGGTTGGTAATAAGGTTAGTGTGAAGAACCATACTATCACTATTAGAGCAACTAAAGATGATCAACAAGTCTTCAAGTTACCTGAAGTATTCCATGACTATAATAAACGAGACAATAAGTTCTTCTTAGTTATTGGTGATACTCTTGTAGACAAACGTCGTTATGTAATTGATGGTGATGACTTACGATTCTTAGGTGATGATGATAAGATTCCTTATGGTCGTGAAATTGACTTTATCTTTGTATACTGTCAACCAATTGATGATGTAACAGGTTCTATTGGTGATATGGTAGACACTTCTAAGTATGGTATCTTTAATAGCAAGGCTACTACTATTGCTACTGATGGTCAAAGAGGCATTAAGATTCCATTCGAAGAGACTCTATTATATGATCATAACTTCTTTGTTACTATTGGTAGTACATTCATAGACTCTTCTAACTATACTATCAATAATGCTACTGGTTATATCAAATTTATCAATGATAATATCAAAACCGTAGCTGGTAGAGAAGTCTTATTTACATTGATTGATTCTAAGTATGCTGTAGTCGAAAAGGATATCGGTATTACTAAGTCTACTATGGAAAACCAAATGGACTTTGATATCGTATTACCATTCGATAACTACTTCGAGCAAGGGAATAAGTGCTTAGTATTTGTCGATAATGTATACCTAGATCCATCTAGATATACTATTGATGAGAAACGTAATAGATTATCCTTAGTTGATTTTGATGATGCTCTCCCTAAGGATAAGAATGTAGTATTCATGTACTTATACGTAGCTAATAATACTAATAAGTCTTATACTTCAGAAGAAGTTCAACATCCTAAGCTTACAGAATATGGATATATCTATCTAGATAAGAAGAAGATCAAACACAATATGAATTCTAAACTATTCTTCTTATATGTAAATGGTAAGAAAGTAGTTGCTGATACTATTGTAACTCCTGCTAATAATATTATTAGGCTTACAGAAGATCCTCAAACAAGATTCAATGCGGTTATTATGGATTATACACCAAGAATAGCTGACTTAGAACCTTATAAGAATATTAGATCTGATTATGATACTATCATTAACTCTGTAGACTTAGAAGATGTAGATAAGATGTGGGATATCTATACTAAAGTTTCTGATATCGAAGGACATAAAGTTCCTAATATCAGTCAAGAAGCTATAGTTAACCATATCATTCGTGAACACTACATTGCTAGTGGTGTAAACAAAGGATTACCATTCATCTATACATATGATACATCTACCTTGAAGAATAAACAAATCAATGAAGTTAAAGAAATTACTCATAGATTTACTGCACCAGGTAGCTATAGCTTTACAGTACCTGAGGGTATTACTAAGTTGAGTATCCAATCTATCTCTGGTTCTAGTAAAGTAGATGTATTCAGTAATAGAACTACAAATCCATTATCTAATGCTAAAGTAGGTGAAGCTTCTTACTTGATTCCTCAAGAAAAAGCTGATGACTTTAATAAGTTGATTAAATGTATCTTCTCTATTAGTCAACCTAGATCTAATAATGGTGTAGCTCAAAAGGGATGGGCTGTTAGTCTAAATCCTAAAGAGGGTACATATGGTATTTCTGCTGACCCTAATATCTTAGCTGGTAACTTAGTAATTCAAACTATTAAGACTATGCCTAAGATTAAATACAAAGTTACAGCACCTAAGGGTGGTTTTGTATGCATTGGGTTCAATAAGAATGATGGTAAACGTCCTAAGTATATAGTAGACTATAAATCGTTTGCTAATGCTGGTTGGTTCCCTAAACGTCTTAATACTGATACGAATATGTATGAAGAAATTCCTGCTGGTGAAGATAAGACTATCTCCTATGATAATGTATTTACATGGGACGAAGGTGAGTCTATCTTTGAAGTACCAGAAGGTGTAACTAATATGACGGTTGCATTATGTAGTGGCTTTGAAGGTATTCCTGCATTAAATGATAGTGTTACCCATGTATCTAAGATGGCAGCTATCCAAATCGTAGGATATGGTATTAATAAATTTAGTGTACCTGAATTGCCTGATAGTGCTACAGTAGAACGTATTGATATCTATAGATACTATAATGCTTCTACTGCACGTTATGGTACTGCATCTAAGAATACTGTAAGTGCTGGTATCGAATTAGATAAGCAGTCTGACTTTACTAAATTTGGTAAGAGTACTTATACTGAAGCACCGTATAATACATTTGACCAAGATACATTAGCTAACTACTCACCAACTAATATGAACAATGATGAATATGCTAAAGCATTCACACGTTTAACAAACGAAGGTGTAGTTATATCTGTATCTCGTGGTGTCGAAGGTGTATCTAACTACTTGGATATGCGTGTAGAGCCTGGTGAAAGATTCATGGTTGTTGTTGGTAAAGGTGCAACGTCTAATGGTGCATTAAGTATCACTTATGATAACTTAGTACCTGCTAGAGAATCTAACTTGTATATTATGGATACATTTAATGCTAGTCGTGAAGTTATGACACATCCTGACTTAGACTATGCTACTAATGATGAATTAGTTTTAGATGATTTACGTAATAGACAGCTTACTCCTGTAAGTGAAGAAGATAAATTAAACTCCTTTAATAGTCCTACATTCATTGGTAGTAAGCCAGAAGCTTCTGCTGATGAATATACTAATATTGAAGAAGTACAAACTACATTTACTCATGATAGTTCCGAAGCTAAAGTTTATAAAGAAAACAATTGGTGGGAACTTAAATACTAAAAATACCGAGGTAGGGGTCTTTAAGCTCCTACCTCAATTTTTGGTGTACTTTAACATTTATATAATTTGACGACTTTTAAAAGGAGGTTACTATATGCCTAATACTACTAGATACAACAGTGGTAGAGCACCCGTTATAGCCTTAGATTATGACTCCAGGTTTATAGCTCAGAAGAAAGAGCTTTTGGTTGACTATAAAAAAGGTAAGCTCTATGTAGTATCTGCTGAAGATAAATCAGTTATTATAGATATTACTGCTAATATTATCAATGAATTTACTAGCTCTGGTTCTATTGCTGATAACTTCATCGTTAATATTGAAGGTGTTGGTGAGATTAATCTTACTAAAGCTATCAATAGAATCTATAAGAATAATATTACACTAAAAGAGAATGATGAAGCACATTATCTTTCTCCGACATTAAGATTTGATAACCGTTCTATTACAGTACAAGATACTGAAGTAGGCATCTCTAACTTTAAGGTTGCTGGTAATAATACTTACCCAGTTAAAGATAATAACGTAATCAAATGGGTACCACGTATTGATGAAGATGTAGTTAGACGTGTTACTAGACTAGAAACATTGGCTCCACCTGATGCTGAAGAGTTTAAACGTCTTCGTAAACAAATTGCTGATATCCAAGTTACTGCTGATTTATATGCGGACTTACCAGCAATCAAAACTTTATCTGATTCTAATCGTAATCGTTTAGATGTATTGGATACTAAGATTCTTAAAACAGCAGAGATTGATCCTATTAAAACGGATATCTCTGGACTTAAATCTGATACACAAGCTATGAATAATAGATTGACTACATTAGAGTCCAAAGAAGATACTGAACCTAAGTTTACTGCTTTAGATAGACGTATTACTGCTATTGAAGCACAGTCTGCTGCTTTTACTAAGATTACTGATCTTCAAGTTAAAGTACAGACTTTATTAGCTAAACCTGATTTAGAACCTAAGGTTACTGAGTTAACTAATAAAGTCAATACTATTAGTTCATCTTTTGAAACTTTAAAAAGTAATACAGAATCTAAACTATCAGCTATCGAAGGTAATACTAATCGTACTACATCTGAAGTATCTGCTATCTCTGGTAGATTGAATACATTAGAGGGCTTAAACATTGCTAAGTTTAAAGCTGATTATGATACACGTATTGCTACACTAGAAGCTGTACCTAACTTTACTTCTAATATCACTAACTTAGAATCTCAAAACTCTGTATTAACTAACTCAGTTAATATACTTAAAACACAAGTCAGTGGTTTAATGTTAGCAGAAGACTTAACTCCACGTGTATCTGCATTGGAACGTGAAAAAGTTACTGCTAAGAACGTAACTATGCCTGCAGAAAAGGTACATTTACCATCTGGTGACCCTGAAGCTAATAAGATGTATCCTTATACTATTCATAGCTTTGATAGCCAAGACTCTAATGTAGAGTTCAAGATTCAACGTAGTGGTACTCGTGATACTACATTATGGATTGACTTATTTATTGACTTTACAAACTCTAGTAATACTACAAGAAAGATTCTTAAGTTTACTAAGCCAGATAATAATAATCTATATGTATATATCCCACCAACTAATAAGAAGATTCATTTGAAAATGATGTCTTATGATTCTGGTATTAGCTGGTTCTATAACTATGAATATGAAATGGGTATTGCTGATCAAGGCACAGTTTAACTTCCAGGAGGTATATAAATGGGAGCTTTAAAATATACAGAAAGCCTACGGAATAACCTCCATGAGGTTACCCGTTCTGCTGGTACAGTTATTTACTGTACTGATACTAGAGAAGTCTTCTATGATGCTTCTGATGATATGCGTCTATTGACAGACTTCATTCTTATGCTTAATAATGATAATGAACGTACTCAGATTGTAAATAATAATACAGTTCTTGAAGCACGTATCTATTGTGTACGTGATGCTCGTACATTCTATGCGTATGATGCAAATGATGGTTGGCAACAACTCTTATCTGTAAAAGAAGCTAGTAAATATGTAGGTCCTATTACAGATATTACTAAAGCAACTATCATGAAAGATGGTAAACGTATTGCACCATTGACTACAGCTAATAATACTTACCTAGAATCTGGTGAGACTGTTGAAGCTAAGTTAAAACAAATGGGTGTAATTGCTACATCTTTCCGTACGCACTTAGTTACTGAAACTAAGAAACGTTTCCCTATTCCAGTACCATTTGATAACTACTTTGATATGCCTAATGCATTCTTAGTTCATATTGGTACTAACTATATTTACCCTAACCGTTATAGTATTGATGGTAATGATATTGTATTTAATGAACCAGTTGAAATGAATCGTTCTATCAACTATACATTCATTTACAATACCAAAGCACCTGCTGTAGCTGGTATGATTAATAATATTGATGGGTCTCTTATTAACCGTGGTTCTATTCCAACTGATAGAATGGCTAATGTAAGCGATTCCCCATTCTTAAATAGCTCTAGCTCTGTAGCAACAAGTGCATCAGTTAAAACATTATTTGATTTACTAGTTGCATTATGTGATGAAAAGAATATCATCTCTCGTGCTATTGCTAAACCTATTGCTACAACTACTTCGGCATTATCTCTCGAAGTCCCTGAAGGCTACACTTTAGCTGATGGTAATATTATTGCTGTACGTTTCCGTGCTAATATGCCAGCTAATGGTGATTTAGTGGTCAATGATCGTACTATCCCAGTATACAAATCCGTAGCAAGTAAGCTCGAAGCTGGTGATATTACTCAAAACGATGAATTGTTCTTGCAATATGATGCAGTTCATAATCGTTTCTATATCACTAATGGTATGCCTTACCGTATGGATACTTACAATAAAGTCTATACTGCACCAACTGATAATATCAGTGTAATCTCTTTTAGTGATGCATCTTATCTTCCTGGTGTAGACTATATGGAAGTATATCTCGAAGGGCTTAAACTAGTTAAAGATGTAAACTATCGTATTGATGAAAATGCTAAAGCTATTCATCTTATAGACTTTACAATGGAAACTGGTCAAGTATTAGAATTAGTATCTAGACGTATTGTACGTACTCGTGGTGCTAACTCTTATAACTTGAATGCTAATGACACTGCACCAGATGCACCAGATGTAAATCCTGAGTTCTCTAGTAGAATCTTCAGTGCTGTTCATGATAGCACTACAGATCTTAAGAAATTACGTTTAATCCCACCAGGGGATATGGATTCTCTTAATGATCTAAAACATGGTGAATCTTTGAATATTAGATTCATTGATGGTGCTATTGGTGATTCTTATACAGAGTTTGGTCAAACTGTATACAATATCTGTGATAAGAATGGTGAACAAATCGTAGATGCTATTACTGCTGGTGATATCATGCCATTCATCTTCGATAAGACTAATAAACAGTTTAAGCTACGGTTTACTGTTAATAGTCATCCACGTATTCATGATGGTAATGCTACAGTAAATCCTGGTGATGAAACTGTTCATGATGGTAACTATATTGATATCCCAGATAGTCCATTTATTGAATACTCCGGTGGAGACAACTTAACTTATGAAAATAGTTTGTATCCTACAATATTATACCGTGATTCATCTTATTCAAATAGAGTTTATAAAAATAACCGTGGTTTTACACTTAGAGGGTACGATAATATACAATTTAGTATATCACGAAATGGTATATATATTAGAAATGATTTCACTAAGCAAATGAAGTTATTTAATAAAGGTGATAACGACTTTAAAATAACTACAGCGATTAACAATGAGCTATCTAATAATAATGTGTATAATGCAGATACTACTATTAGTATAGCCGCAGTTGTAAATAATGCAATATTAATGGATAAAAACTTTAATATTATAACTTTACAAGATTTGAATGCTGGGTTTAATAATAGAGAGTTTTTAACATTAAAGCCATATACACTAAGAAGTGGTTATAGTAATAAAATTATGATCGTTGATGAAATAGAACACAAGTCTACTAATAAAGTATATGTCGATGGGCAGCCTATTATACAAAATGCTAGTAGATTGGATGGGTATATTACATCATATACTAGTGTAGGTGGCCTGTACTATTTGGGCAGTAATATTGGCATTGGTTGTAATATTACATATTATGATAAAATACCAGCAGATGTTTTAAATAAAGAAACGGTATTTGTTAAATTTTCTCCATTAAATAAAGTAAAACCATCTAGTACTGCTTCTGATTATATATCTTTAACCGATGTACTAACTAATATTAATACCTCTTATTTTAAAAGTGCTACCGGTATAAATAAAGATTATTTAAAACTAGTAGATTTATTTAATATGGATAATGCTATAGGTAAATTCTTAAGAAATGTAACTGGATTCTTCGTATATAAAAATCCAAATATAGACCAATATCTTATAGAATTTGCTTATGATGAAACTTATGCACAAATGATAAAATATTTGATTCAAGAAAAACTTATCACTTTACAGGCAGGCTAATATGGCAAGACATACAATAACTTTCAAAGAAGGGAATTGTAAGTTGCGTTTTGATGATTATATTAAAATTACTTTTAATACTGATAGCAGCGGTGGTGATACTGCTGCTATCAATAATCATGATTATCCTATGTATGTAGCATATAAGGATTCTGTATTAAGATACTTAGATGCTGGGGAAATTGTGGCTGGCCAAACTGTAGTGGGGCAGTTTAAAGGTAATAAAATCATATTATACGCATCTGACTTTCCGTCATCAGGTGATGGTCCTGTGGATCCATCAGTAAAACGAAGTATGTGGTTATATAGAAATACTATGATAGACTATCCATCTATCTATCAGTATATCTATCTTAAACCATATATGTCACAAGACGATAATATAGTTAACCCTAATAGTACATATACTGTCTCTTTCAGTAATGATTCGTTAAATAATATTGATGAAAGTGCTAGAAAGAAGATAGCTGCTATTGTATTTGATGATGTACGTAATAATGGTATTAGACGTATAGTTCCATTAGTAGATGCTGATCGTAAATACTTAACTATTAATGACGTCATCGAAGCAATGACTTATGCTAATGATACTAATAATATAACCGTAGAGTATACTGAATACGTTAAACATGATAATTTCATGGTAGCAGCATTTGTAGCTAGTGCGGCTCATGCTAAAGAACCAACTGCTAATACTAAGCTGGTATTTAACTATGCTAAGAACTTAGCTGGTACTGAAAGCATGACTTATGGTAGTGCTATAACACAAGATATCACTACAACTATTACTCATGATTATATGGGTCATGGTACAGCTAATGCTGATGAAGACAATACTATCTATACATTATCTGGATTCTGTGATCGTAAGATGCCAACTAGTATCCATATAGTCAAAGCATCTTCTACAGACAAAGATAATGTGTATAATGATATGGCTCATAGTAATGGATCCAAGATTCATGTACTAGGTTTATACAAATCTACTAATGGTGAAATCATTAACCCTAAGAATAATACAAAGACTGATATCAATATAGCACGTGTAGCCAAGTCTTATAAGATTGCTAAGTTCGATGATATCAATCTAGCTAGTGATGAAGACTCTGCTATTGGTATAAATGAGAATTACTGGCTATTACCAGACTTAGATTCTCTTATTAATATCTATAACCACTTAGTTAATAATACTGAGCTTATTGAACCAACTGAATCTGAATTACATAGTACGTCTAATTATAAGTATAAGTCTTCTAATGACGTAGATATTAATACTTTAGATGGTATCACCATCTATTGTGCTAATACACCAGATGACTCTGTAATCAATATCATTAGAGATATTAATAATAGTACAACTGGGCATCTTAAGATTAATCTTATTGATGGTGGACGTAGTCTAACTAAGTCTAGATATGCTACTGAACTATTCAATCAAATATCTGTATTCAAATCTAATTCAAATACAGATAAGATTACAGTATTCCCTTGGGATAATACTTGGACAGATCATATGCTTGAAAAGAAATTATTGGTCAAGGGCAATACTCTAGATGTATTACGTACTAAGCTATCTGGTCAAGTTAACTATGATAAAGTCTTAAATGAATCTAATACCACTACAGTGGAAACTGTATTAATTGGCTTAGATGATTTTAGTAACTTTGAAGCCAAGTATAAAGAACTTAAGAAAGTGTATACTGTAAATGCTACACATAAACTAGAGTTCTTTGATAGTCGTTATAATATTCTTAACGATGATATTACACCAAGCACAAAAACCTTAGAAGATACTACACCAACAGCTGATCATACATATACCACTGTTTGGAATGTCAATACGTTTGTTAATGGGTTCCAATGTTTACGTAAACTAAGTAATGTAAACGATGATGATATCGTAACAGTTACATTCTTAGATAGAGATAATGTAGCAAATATATCTAGAGATAGCGAACGTCCTGCGATGTTTGTACCGTCTACTGCTAATGTAAATATGTATCATATAGATCATTAGTTGGTAAAACTCTTAAACTAAGATTTAGACAAGTTATGAAAACTGCTACAGTTGATTTTGGTTATTATATGATACTAGATGATATGTCTACAGTATTCTCTCATAGAAGCGGATTTGCTCTATATAATACAATCAACTATTTCAATACAGATAATTACACTATGACAACTAATAGATCTGGAGAGATAGCGTTCTATAGAGATGATTATAACTATAATGATACTTGGCCTAATATGCTAAAACCTCCAGCAATAGATGAGCCATTAATGGCTACTGCTACTATTGATAATGCTAATATAAACGGTATAATCCCAGAAAACGTATGTAGAGTGCTATTGCCTACGACAGATAGAGATAAGCATCTATATACAACATTAGCATTCCCTCAAGGACCTAATAGATATCCATTACATTGTCTAAGAAATGGTAAGTTATATAATACTGGTGCTAGTAATGCTATCTCATTCAGATTATGCAATGTATCAGATTATGCAGACTTTGCTAAATATACAGTAGAGCAATATGCAATATTAGCTCTATCTGGTAGCTCGTTTGAATATAATGTATACCCTGCTATTAGAAACTTGATAAATTATTACACTAAGAAAAAACAAGGTGTATCTTATGATACCAAATTAACTGGTACATTTTCAGTTAATTAGAAAGGATAAACTATGGGAAAATTTGTAATAGTATTTAAGAAAAAGTACCCTAAGTTTAAACTTGGAGACCATATCAATCTTATATTCAAACAAGGGGTTGATGGTGGAGATACTATTAGAATAAATGGTAATACTGTACCTCTTCTAACTAAGTTTAGAAATGGTGCTGTACTACCTGTAGACTACAATCAGTTTACTGTCGGTAACAAATACGTTGGTGAATGGACTTCTAAAGGGCTAGAAATCTATGCTGGTGAATTTGTTAAAGAAGAAGCTGTAGATGTCACAAAGAAAACGTTAACCATAGTTGAACGGGGTACCAATAACTGGTACCCTTGTTTATTCACTCAATTTGAGATAAAGAAACAGCAACGGTTAACAAAGAATACACAAGCTAATACATTGACTAACAATACACAGTATACTTTCCGTATAGCTAAAACTGATATAGATGGTCGTTTACTGAACGTAAATACCTTTGCTATGGTTAAGTATAATGATAGAGTCATTCCATTATTAGATGCAGATAAAAACTACATTACAGTAGAGACTTTATTTGCAATATCCAATAAGAATACTACAGGCAATGATGTAAACTATGCTACTATTAGTGGCACATATAAGGTTTACTTTAGCCGTGGAAATAAATATCTTGATGGTATTGAGATTAGTGTACCATCTGGTACAACATCTCATGCTAGATATAGAGACTATCCGACATTTGATAATGGTTTAGAAGACCAATATAAGTACTATGTAACCAAATCTGTATTCGTTAAGAATAGACTATATGCTATACCAGCATCATATGTCAATACTCCAGATATGCATGGGAATTTCAATCTAGCTAATGGTAAATTGAAATTTATTGATAAATTTGGTAAGAACTGGACAGATAGCAAGAATGCTACATATAGTAAGATTAGTAAGCTATTAGTCTTTAATGATGATACCAATAAGCTAAATGTCAATAAGGACTTTGAGCTATGTATACCAAATAAACCTAATGATGGTTTATTTAGAACTGTATCAGGTGATTTGACATTAACTTGCTTACCTAGCTTATATGATTTTACTACTAGTATCAATGTAAATAGTGAGTCTATTATAGACCCATTAAAATATATCAATGATATTCCATATGGGGTAATATACCGTTCACATATGGACGATATAGACTTAGCATATGTACGTAAAACAAAATCCAATAGTTCTAAAGCAGATAGATACACTGAATGGTTATTACCACACTTTATGTCTATCTATAAGATTATGGATAATATCGTAAATGGTACACCATATAAGTTTAAACCAGTAATGACTTATAATGGAAAGAATATAACTCAACAAGAGATAGATTATTCTAATTATAAGACTATCAATGTATTGGCTCGTAACAAAACACCTGAAGAGTGTGCTGTTATAGTTAATAAGCTAGCAACTGATATAAAGAAATACAAATACCGTTCTATCATTAGACTTATTAATGATAATAAAGTCCCATATGAGACAATCAAAACAGCTTTAGATGATGCTGATGAATACGTTATCTATAATAGAGAATCTATAACCAAAGAAGAATCTCTATTAATCAAATATCTACCAGCATCTATAGCCAATGAATCTTCTGTAGTCCTAGATAGACTTAGAGCTAATACTAGTGATATTCTATTCCCTAATATCAAAAATCTAAATGACTTTGGGTTAGTTCAAGACTGTTTAGATATTAGACCTAATCATTATTTCTTATATGATTTACCAGAATCTAAGATTATAGATGGTGATACATTATATACAGTAAGATTTAATGGTCCTAAGATTGATGGTGTAAAATATTATCTAACGGATGATATTGCCAATCCTAAACAAACTTGGACAGAAATTACTGACTCTACTAAATTAAATGGTCTTATAGGTAAAACAGTAGTTGCATCTTATGATAATAATGATAATAGTTATAAATCATTCGAGGCTACTATTAAAGTTAAAGATAAGACATATACTATCTCTAAGACTACAGATACAATAACTCCTGATGGGGTTATTATGTATCGTATTATACCACAAAGTGGTGTAGTTATTAACACAAACGTTATATTGGCAAAGAATTCTGGAAACTATAACTGGAAATTATACGTTCCTGGTGAAAAATTAAAAGAGTTTAGTAACCCGTATCTACTAATACGAGAAACCACATCTATCGATGGTACACATACCGAAGAACAGAAAATAGCTATAACTGGAGATAATAATATAATTATACCACCATTAACTATAGTTAAACTTGTATTAGAGATTGGTAACTATTCAGTATCAGGTAATGTAATTGTTGGTGATAATGGTGAAACTGATACAATTAACGTAACAGACGGAAATACTACATGGGAATCATCTGAGTATTCTATAACTAAGCCATTTGAACGTGTTACAATTCCAGTCAATATCAACTTTGATTATCTTCTTAAAGAAAACGAAATGAAAGTTGATCATAAACAGACATTTACCGATGAATCTAACTTGTTTGACGTTTATGATGTAACTAAAGTTGGTGGAGACTTACAAGAACTATCAAACGAATCTGAATATAAACTATTCTTTGATAAGAACTTGACAACTAAAACTGGGTTGTCTATTGTGGCTATTAAGTTTAAAGATAGACTCATTCCGGTAATCAATAATAATAGAGAGTATCTTAAAACTTCCAATATTAAAGATTATCTAAATACTAATGGTACTAATAAATTAGCAGTTACTTATGAAGTATTTTATGATGATCCTAATATAGTTATAGATGCATTTAAAGTCGATACTAATATAAGTGACTATAATCGTACACGTATCAGTTCAGAAAATGTATTCTTGGTTGGTTGTAATGGTAATGAATATCGTCCTAGATATAAATACTTCAAAGGAAATATTGTTATTGGTGGTTCGTATAAAGAAAATGCAAATCCTACACCTAGTAATAATGATTTCTTCTATAAAGCTAAGACAAATGGAACTGTGGATATAGATGCCAATAATAAAATAGTTAATTTAAGTTCCAGATTCTATACAGACTTTACTACACCATTAATGAATGCATCTCATTGTGAAATGATAGTCGGTAAAACAGATCATAACCGTATAGCATTAACTCTATTCCAAGATAGCCCTATTATTAATTGTGCTGTAACAGAATCGGTTAATAACTGTAATTCTATACCATACGATTTATATGGTATTGGACAATATAACTTATTTAATGCTGTCAATAATACTTATGGTCGAATCTACATGTATCGTAGACAGACTATGAAAGATAGTATGCTTTGGGGTTATATCTTACTCATAGATGACTATATCAATGCAGTAAAATATACTAACCTAATAGACTCTCGTGTTAGTACAAATACTGATGGTCGTATCGAAGTTGCTAGAATGACTCTTAATGATGGTACTACGTTTAATACAAAAACTCAATATGTACCTGAGGCTACAAGATTGGTTAACGCATATAATACTGGTAAGTATAATTATATGAAAGTACATAAAACCATGAGTAAGCAGGAAGTGTTATCACGAATTGATGCCATTAAATATACTGGACCCATGATAGCATATCCTAGCCCACAGGCTGGTAATATGAGTGAACGTTATGGGTTTGGTACTATGAATTACGATTACCAAGCTATAGGGTATATTACATCAGCACAACTAGCCGCAATACCAACAAGCATAAGTTCTGATGTAGTTATTAAACTTAACACACCAGCATTCAAATACATATTAAGACGTACAGATACACCTAGCGATAAAACGTATATAGAACACTTTAAGGATACTATGACTAAACTCACAGATATCCAAATAGATAATAGAGCTATGCAAGTATATCTTGTAGATAGCGACTATGTACGTAATAATATATCTTTACAAGATCTATTAGAGAAATCTAAACCATCTTGGATTGATTACAATAATACACAATCTAAACAAATAAGTTTATTCTTATTAGACTACCATGATTTAGATGATAGTGGTATTGCGGTAACAAATTCACGTGATACTGCAGAAAATATGTATAGAGAAGCATTAGCTATTAAGACTAATGTAGATAATGGTCGTTATGATGCTAATATACATATCTTAGAGATGGTAGGTGGTTTAACTGTATGGACTACCCCACCTAAAGGTACAATGAATGATCTGTTTAAGAATGACGATAATATTACAGTTGTTTGTGGTCGTGAAGGTACCAAATTACCAGCTGGTACAAATATATATGGCATAAAAGAAACAGATATAAATAGAATTATAACCGATGCTATTACAACAGATTGTATATTCAAACTAAGTGGTGACCCTAGAGGTATATATAAAATACCAATATCAAATAATTCAAGACCAGGAGCTAATTATAGTTATAAGATATGCTATATTGAATTTGAAAGTATCGAACGTAATAAAAAATGTTGGATACCTTTAATAGATAAGACTACATATGATTATGTATCTTGCAAATTATTATCTGCATTAGTTAACCAAGATATCTATATAGAAGTGCGTAGATTTATACCTGAAGACCCTAGAATCAAATATCCTATATTTGGTGCAGTATTGCTTAATACAGTCATTGATATCCAAAGACAGGTATATAATAAAGTATTCTATTCTGATGGTAGCTATGATCGTGGTAATAATCCTAATGGCTCTACAACGATTAACTATATAATTGCTAATAATACAGTGCCTGGTACAAATAATAATATCACTAGTAATACCGTATTACCAGACGTTCTATTTAGAAAGAATGGTAATGATGATGCTAGTCTTGTTTCAGAACCTAAGAATGGTACTGGAAGATTTATGTACCATACTGGTGATTTTGTATATAATGCTAATATATCAGATGCATTATTAGCAGAAGAGTCTTTAGTTGCTGATGGTGCTAACGTTAAAGTATTAGGCAATAATGTTAATGAGTATAATCGTGTACGTATTGCTAGAAACTATGGCGTAAATCAAATTAATACATTTGAACCAGTAATGGACAACCTATCTATGCGTTATACTGATGATAAAGGGTATAAGAACGTACAAGATATCGGTGTTGGTACATTCTTACATCCATATGCTTATATTAATACACTATTATTTAACGGTAATGGTGATGATTGTATGGCTGGTACTGGTAGAAATACCTATATAGCAGTCCCAGAAATGTTTGAGCCTAATTTAGATTTGACCAATGAACCTGGTTCAAATGAATGGAAATCTAAGTTCAGTACTAAGCTATATAAAAATGGTGTAGTGTATGATTTCTTTATGCATAGCTCTGATATTATGTATGCTTTATTCTTTAGAGATAGCTGGCGTGGTGGTTTAACTAAGTTTGCTAACCCTAATGACGAAGCACATAAAACTCGTGAAGGACAATACATTTATCCTGATTGCAACCAAGCTACACTTATACCACACTTTAAAGGTATAATTCATTTCTATAAACAATTCTTAGATGATAGTGTTACTGTACCAACAAGTATTAGTATTGGACCATCTCCAGTAAATTTATTTGTAAATAGAAACTCAGATACTAATCATAAACAATATGTGATTTACTTGGACAATATTGATGATATGAATAATAATATGAACTATATTACTAGTTTCATCACACGGTATTATAGTAAATTGAATGATAATGAATCAGTGGTCTTTATTGTAAATAACTATGCTGAAGCTAATAACGATTCTAAAGCTACATATAATCGTAATGGTACTAACGTTGATATCAAACGTGCATCTTTAAGAAATATTAATACTTATATAGCACGCATCAATAAAGTCCTAGCACAAGAGTTCCAAAAGAACCCTGGTTATAACTTAAAGATTGCAGTATACTTTACTAATAGTAGATATCAAGTTATGGGACCTTGGTCTAATGAATACTTATACTCTTCGGCTAATATAGTTCAAGCACAAAACCCTACAGGTTTAGAAGTAGAACGTATAGCTAATATAGTAAAAACAGCTACTGGTAATACTAGTACACGTAATATCTTTAAAGGGTTTAATGTTACATTAGACTTCTTACGTAAAGCTGAATTTATGCAAGCTAAGAATCCTAAAGCCTATGTCGGTTTCGTTGACCCTGTTATCTTCGAAACTGTGTAAAAAATAAAACAGGTATAACAATGGAGTAATACGGTGGCATACTATGTACACCACCGTATTCTCTGTTATCACCTATAAATGATTTTCAGTTATAGGTAATTTGAATCCTTGTGATACAAGGAATCTGTAGGCCCAGATAGCCTCATGATGGCTAACATTGTTTATGTCAGCATATCTATCGGCTACTAGGTCCATAGCAGTACGGATCTGCCAATCTAGATTGGAAGATCTTTCTGCTAATTGATTGGCGTAGTTTCCTACGCAACCAGGCTGTGCCATAGGAGTCACCTCCTTTCGGCATGTAGACTTGTAGTCTACAAGTGTATGGGTAAATTTAGATACGGCTACTATGAATAGCTGTATCTACCATACACAATTATAGTATGCAATTGTAAAACAGTTTACTTATAAAAAAAATAATATACATGGGTAGATGAGTGAACACCTACCCATGTATATTATTTATTCAAAATCTAAGGTTCTAGATTTTGAATAAATTTTAAACAGTCATCGTACTCGCTACGAGAATAGTTTTCAGAATTACCATTCTCGTAGTTGCGTACAATGTCTAGAGCTAATCTTATTTTTAAATAAAGATTAGCTTCATGACCAGCTGTGAGATTATAATATCTCATTTGAGCACCAGTCATAGGAGTCACCTCCTTTCGACTCGTAGACTTATGTCTACAAGTGTATGGTTATATTTAGATACAGCTACTTGAGGTTATCTGTATCTACCATACACGTTTATAGTATATAACTATAATAATGAACTCTTACAAAAAAATAATACCCAGTATAGTCAATGACTATACTGGGATTTCTTTTGTCTAGAATGGTGTATAATATGTATTAAACACTCTAGATATCAAATGGCCTTTGGTTCTAAGATATAATGCAACTATAGATGCGTGTATTGTTATAGCTGCATATAAACTCTTTATATTATAAATACCCATCTTAGTTAGTTTATATCTTTTGTTTAAGTAAGCAAAAGATTCACCTAGAAGTAAATCATCTCCTAGCTGGTCATAGACAAGATATAGATTATAATAGTCTTTAATAGAGTCATATAGCTTAACTATTGTAGCTGTTTGGAATGATGGAATATGACCCATGTCTTTACATAATTCACATAGTTTATGTCTTAGGTCTTGTCCACTAGATATCTCACCATTCTCATATGCTTTAGCTAATTCATATAAGATTTTAATAGATTTAGGCACATCAAATATATTAGAGTACTTACTATAATCTGGATAGATGTATAATCTATATGGGGATTTACGTCTACCACGA